CGTGGGTCACCTGAAAGTGGTCCAGAAGGAGTTGGGGATCATCTTCGATCTCCTGCGCTGGTTTCTACACCAGCGGCCACCCCCTAAAAGGGCGACCTCCTTCCGAGCTTGATGTTGACGTGCTCGGGACGTCCGGAACGTTCCAAGTGCTCATCATCTACGTTCGCATCGCAGATTCGAGGATTGGCTTGACCAAATATGGGTTTAATCCCATACGTCGGCTGTTCCATCCTCAAGAGGCACTTGAGCAAGGCACCCTCCCCTTCGAGATGATCTCGAGGAGGTTGGGCATCCACATAATAGCCCCTAACCAAAGGGCTGTGGGTGTATGGATCCAGACTCTCGAATTGATACCCGAGAGCTGATTCCCTGCCAAGCACTGGCGAGGTTGAAGCTACATTCGGAAAAACTTTCAAAAGCTTTCCGATATAGCTATCCAACCATGCCGCCGACTTCCAGAGACCAGCCCAATAGAGCTGATTTCTCAGGGAGACAACGGAAATAACGCCAGAAGCGTCCTGCCGCCGTGTCGGGAGCAATTCTCTGACCTTGACGATTGAAACGTCATGGCCATCGTAATACTCCCGTCCGCAAGACTCTCTGAACCTTCCGGTCCAGAATGACTTGCTGATGTTCACTTTATGACCAAAATCATAAAGGGCATCAACGACGGACAGCACATAGTCTCTGGGAACGATCAAATCGTCCCCAAAGACACGCACCTGCTGACAAAAAGGAGTGACATCCCTTGAGTCAGAAAGCGGAACACTAAGTTCCCTTTCTATTCCTAGAAAGATCACGGTAAGGAATACCATGGCCTCAACAGGAAAGCAGAGAGCTGAACCCATAGACGCGAACTTGGCCAGGCGTTGTACGCCATAGCCAGGTACGTCAGCCTTTCTAGATCTAGATGCTTGGACACCCGCCAGCAAAAGCGGATACCCAGCAAAAAGATCCAGTACATGCTGATTCGAGACACGATCGGAAGCTTCACTCAAATCGAGTGTAGCAAGGTCTCCACTGAGAGAACCTTCTCGAGCCATAGACCTATTAGGGTCTTGGTCATCGATACCGATCATGGAAGAGAGGAGGTTATCCCTCTTCAAACCATCACGGATTACGTCAAAGAGCCCTTGCTGCACATATTGCATGCAGGTAGGCTCAATGGCAATAATCCTAGGTGCCTTGAGCGTTTTAGGAACCGTGATAACCCTAACGGGCATCTCGGAACCGGGTTCGAGGATGTTAAACCTTTCAGAACTTTCCATCTTATAAAGATGGGAAGTTGCTGACTCTCCATGGAAAACCATGGGGAGATCAGAATCTGAGTAACCGTTAACACGGTTGCTCACCGAAAGGTAGGCTTGAGCAGGAAAAACCTGCTCAAGCCTGGTGGTCCAGGTACGCGAATTGTACTTAGCATTACTACTAAGACGATCCGCAACAGTGCCTGGGCCGTGCTTCGGAGTGAGGTGTTGAGTTGATAGAGTAAACTCTATCTTCTTAAACATCTCACCAAAAAGCACCTCAGATATTCTCCTAAAATCCTCCTTATATGAAGGATCAAGGATAGAATCTGAGAACTTAACATCCTTCTCACATTGTATGTACTCTGACATCGCACGCCTCTCGCGACCAGGTGTTACCACCTGATTAAGATCACCATTACTGGGATCTTTCGGGAGGGCGATCTTGCCGAACATCAACAAAAGTTGACGCAAAGCATAGATTGCTTCGATGTCAGGGCACTCCAATAGTGTGCCACTACTAGAGTCGAACACACGACTGTAGAAACCTTGCAGAAATGCAGGGAGCCTACTCTGGGGACCCGCGCTTTTAAACGCAGAATTCCCAGATGAGTCGACGAAACCTTGGTCCATCCACTTTTGGGTAGATTTTCCAAGGTCAGCCAGGGTAATCGCTAAAAACGACAACCCCTCGTGTTCAACTCGCCTCTTGACAGTATTTTTGTCAAGAGTGGCGCTAGTGCAACATCGTATGGCCATTTCATCGGCCATACAGGACCAGAGTGACATCAGGCTTTTCATGATCCCTCCTTTTATAGAGGTGGTCATCCCTAGCCCATGTCTAGAACATCATCCATCTAAAGCAACTTCAACACCGTTACCGCTGAAAGAAACGGCGTATCGGTTACGAAGAGAAGGATGATTCGCAGACAATTCAGCAGACAGAACCTGTCGAAAGAATTGCCTCGCTTGCCAGGTAAACCGCATTGATGACCGTAACGGCGACAACCAGAAATTTTCTGGAAAATTCGACGCGCGGATCATTATCAGTGCGGCGTCGCCCAGGGGAATTAACCCTTCTGGGAGACGTACGGGACTCCTTAGAGTCCTGTTTATCAGGCGACATGCTGTCTACGGCACTTGAAGTGTGAGCCTAGAGGGGATAGGCTTCCCCTAGGACTCACCACCCAAGAGCTTAGTAATCAGCAGGTCCGAAGACGCGGAATACAGGGTTTTGAAGCCCTGATACGCCGCGAGAGCCTCAGCCGGGGTAAACCCGGCTGGGGGAAGGTCAAAGACCATGTAGTTACTCATGGAAACTTTGACATTCTCGGCTGGCTTGAAAGGGTCAGCCGTCAACTTCGAAACGTCGAGCCGCAGGACTCGCCTAATCCGCTTGCCACGGTCGTGGTTTGCGGAAAGGATAATGAGTCCGTCACCAGTCGTATAGACACTGCCATCCCCCGCACCCGGCGTATCGCCGGTGCGCGGAAGGGAGGTAGTGACTGCCGAAATGGTGATTGAGAGCGGATCAGCGAAAGACATGAGCATCACTCCTAGGAGCCCGGTTAGACTCCCATTGGCGTTGAAACGCAGAGAAATACATCTGCTACTTCGATCGGCTTATGCCGAGCGCAGCAACAATGGCCTTTTGTCGGTCGGAAAAACCGTCCCACTCAAGGCCAAAACCATACGGAGTTGCCTTGCGACGTAGTTTTGTCTCTACAGACAAAACCAAATCGCTAGGACGTACGCTCGACGGGTAAAGTCCCGTCGGGCCTACGAATGTGTACTGGTCTGACACCTTGGATTTCTCCATGATGTAGCCGTACGCCAACACCTGGTTGTCAATGGCCCAGTCGGTCCAGTTCGAAAGAACATCGCCGACATTAAAGAACCAATCGACAGCCCAGCTCCAGGGAGAAAGGTTCCAGAGAACATCTGGAGTCAATGACAATCCTAGCAGCTTACGCGCTAGAATTACCTGACGCGCAATATCGTTCCTCATAGTTGAACTAGGAGGAACATAATATGTAAACGCGCCAGAAAACCATTGCTGTCGTTCCACAGTACGTGTAACGACAACCTTACCCTGATTTACTCGAGATGAATCGACCAGAGTATTGCTACTCGGAGCGAGCCATGGAGAACAATCCGTGAGGATTGTGCTCACATTAGTCTCGAGTACCGGCGGGAAACGATACTGCCGTCTAACCAATCGTCCCGAATCGCGCTCATACGATTTCAAAATCGCATCAGCATCGACGATCGAACGCGCAAAACGCATTAGATCTGCGACGAGTGGTTTCCATCCAAACTCAAGGTTGAGATACTCATGGCCTGCAGCGCGTCTGCGCTGCTGACCACTGAGAGTCTTCAACTCTTTCAGTGTGCCTCCTATGAGAGCAGGAATGCCCTCATGGAAGAGCTCACCTAGAGCTATGGATAGATCGACGGAAGGATTCGACGGAGAGCACTTAGCAATGGCAGTAGTCCCCAGCTCATTAAGATCATCATCAGATGACCTAATGTCTGTGGGCCAACTAACAAAGTTAGGTGCAATTGGAAGCAAAGGACCCGTATATTGATACGTGTCATTAAGCTCCCACTCCGGATACCACGGAAGTGGCTGGGTGATCTCATGACGGTACAAGCTACCTTGGCTAAAAGCCGTAATAGCATGTACAGACGTCGTGAAAGGTCCCCCAGAATCCTTAAAGGGTAGGCGCTTATCACGCCTATTCCAATCAGCATGGTTTTCAGATTCAGTAATCTGAAACCCAGAGATATGGGAAAACGCAGAATCTGATGATCCTTGCGTGATACGCTCGTAATTCTGATCAGGGCCAACATTAATGTTGTCCCGATGAGTAAAACGAAACGTGCCGTAGGTGGAACCGGGTGGGCTCAAAGGCCTAATCCGGATATCCATCTACCTCCCTTCTCTAGCCGCCGAACTGATATGGTCCTTGGAAGGTAATCCCTCCAATCCTATGCTAATGCATAGGGATGTATGCACTGCGCCCAGGGCCCCGCAAGGGGCC